TGGCTGCGCAGCGGGAGGGTATCTAATGTCTAAAGCAAGAGGACTAGCCGATCTAGGCAACGTCTACAACGATGGTGCTTTGAGTAATCGTAACTTGGTTATCAATGGTGCTATGCAGGTGGCCCAGCGTGGGACGAGCTATGCAGACCCACAGAACTACACCTTGGACCGCTGGAAAACCCTTAGATATGCAGCCGCAAACTACACAGTGTCTCAGCAGGATACTGGGGGACTGTCTGGGTTCACAAAATGCACAAGGGTGCAGCGTAATGCTGGTGATACACAAAACACGGCAATAGCCCTAAACCAACCCGTGGAGCAGAAGAATTGTAATTCCCTCATTGGTAAAACTGTGACGTTGAGCTTCTGGGTGCGTGTTGGAGCAAACTTCTCAACAACCCCCACAAACTTTTTATCAAGCATAGCCTACACTACCAACGCCACTGACATTGGTATGTTCTACGACAACTTTACCAGCAACGGAACTTCGTTGGCGCAACAAATGCCTACTAGCACTTCGTGGTCTTACGTCACCATGTCGGCTACAATACCGTCGTCTGCTAAACAAGTCGGCGTGTCTTTTCTAGGTACTTCGTGGTCTGGGACTGCGGGGGCTAATGACTACTACGAAATCACAGGCGTCCAACTAGAAGTAGGCGACACAGCCACCCCGTTCGAGCATCGCAGCTATGGGCAGGAATTGGCTTTGTGTCAGAGGTATTACTACAAATTCGGAGATGGAACCTACTTTAAAGGTAACTACGTTCTTTCTAGCGGTAACGGTTTGAGAGAGTTTACATTCACGCACCCTACCACAATGAGGTCCACCCCCACGATCATAAATTCGGGGACATCTTGGTCTGGTGGCTATGGTATCCAAAACCAAGCCGCAACAATTCATAACATAGGGTTCAATGTCTTGAAAGCAGGGACAGGCTACACAGAAACTGGAATTTTACTGACTGGCAACCTACAGCTTGAAGCGGAGTTATAAGCATGGACAATCTTGTTATTCAAGACGCAACTTACATTCAAAGTCCAACATATGCTATTGTAGATAATGAAGCTGTTGTGTCTGGCTATACTAACACCTCAATCAAAGCCACCATCGACGGCCAAGAGATGTCAGTCCCACTAGACCTAGCTAACCGCCATTATGCTGAAATCCTGCGGCAGGTCGAGGCTGGTACTCTGGTTGTAGCTGCGGCTGAATAAACCATAAACTAAAACAAAACAAGTAGGGCTTTCGGGCCCTGCCTTAACCCTTTAAACAATAACAGTCCAAGGAATCTTTTATGTCCAAAAAACAGTCTCGTTATTCCGTTAAAGCCAACGCACGTATGCCAAAACATATGGCTCAGGAAGAAAAGTATACTAGTTACCCACGAACAAGCTTTAATCTTTTACCTAAAAACGAGAAGCAAGATACTCTTATCTCTTCAATTAAGAGAGCCCCTATTACAGTGACAATCGGTTGCGCTGGAACAGGTAAAACCTACTGTAGTGCAGGGACTGTTGCACAACTCTTTATGGGTGGTAGGTACAAAAAGATTGTTCTCACAAGAGCTAACGTGCCAACAGGAAAGTCACTTGGACACTTTCCAGGAACTATTGAAGAGAAGATGACACCATGGCTTATGCCCATGCTAGAAGTCCTTACAAAGGCTTTTGGCAAGGGTAAGTATGAGTACATGTTAGCCAAGGGTGAAATTGAAATTCAACCTATCGAGACTATCCGTGGACGTTCTTACGAGAACGCTTTGGTCTTAGTAGATGAAGCCCAAAACCTTTGCATAGACGAACTAAAGGCAATTACTACTCGTTTGGGGCAAAACTCTAAGTTAATTCTTATGGGAGACCCTGCCCAGTCTGATGTAAGAGACGGTAGAGATCTTGTAACCTTTGCTAGAAAAATTAGTAGAGCAGGAATTGACCTTCCAATCATTGAGTTTGGCGTTGACGACATTGTTCGTAGCGACATTGTAGCAGACCTTGTTCGTCTGTTCATTAAAGAAGATATGTAGAGAGCTACACAGGGTGAGCACCTTAGGTTATTGTATGGGGCACCCCTGTGTCTACCTAAGATGCTCACCTCCGTGCCACTCTGTAGGAGTTAGAATGAAGTATTTTAGTGAGGATAGCATCAATTCAGCTATCAGACAAGCCAAAACCGCTATAAAAGACCGCGTGTTACAGTCCCCTAATGTAGAGTGGGGGAATACTGACTGCTGGTCTTTCGTGGTACTCTATGACAAATTCCTAAGAGGTAGTAGTACACCCTTGGAAGATCTAAATTTAGATTACAATAACTACAAAGAATTTTTAAGTGGTATAGCTAGAAATGGCTATCCTGATTTTGACAGCTTTTCCAAAAGCTTTAATTACGAAAAAGTAAATAACAAAAGACCAAGACACGGAGATATAGCCTATACCATGACTCGAGATGGTCTTGGTACTGCACTTATTGCAGACTGTAATTGGTGGATAACTTCCTCTGGAAACACAGGGGTGATTGACGGGCGAAGGGTAAGACCCGTTGAGAATACTCTCGAATTTCTTGCTAGACCAATAATTTAAGGATAATCACATGTCAGTCTATTACTATAATGGTAGCCAAATTTTAGCTCCTTTACAAATTACCTCAAATGAACCTGTATACTCAACCGACTCTGTATCGTTGAAGCAGCTACGAGCCTCTCAAGGCGCTCAAAGGTGGGAGATCTCTTTTAACGTTTTAACTAACAACAACGCTGCGGATCTACTCTTGGGTTCTATTGATGAAATCGATTCTTCCCGCTCTATGGTTATGCCACAACTTAAAGAAGTGTCTGATCGAAATACCCTTGTTACTGATATTTCGTCAGTTGCTGCGGCTGCTTCTGGCGGCAATTCTCTCGTAACTGTTTTAAAAACAGGGAATAGCGGGTTGCTCCCCCGTGGTAGCTTTGTTAAATTTAGTAACCATGATAAAGTTTACATAGTTAAGCAGGACGTAAACTTTTCCGGCACAGGTACCGTCTCTGTTAGCATTTACCCCGCTCTTACCGTAGCGCTGACCACCTCACATTCACTCGTCATGAGGGATGCTGTAGACTTTACTTACTATCGTTCTGTTGATGACATAACCGGCATAACATACTCAGATGGTATTTTAGCAGACCCTGGCCGTATAACACTAATCGAGGCATTATAGTATGAGAGTGTTTTCAAATAACCTCCAAACATTAATAAATAGTGTAGACAAGCTTGACTTTTTCTTTCTAATTACGCTAAAGCTTAATTCTACCTACAGATTATCAAGCCTTAGCTTCAACACACCTTATGATGGGAATACTTTCCTTGCTAGCGGTGCTATTCTCAGCGTAGATAGCCCGAAAATTTCTTCCGTTTTGGACAGGGAAAGTTATACAATTGTAGTAGCTGACCCTGATGATGAGCTTCTAGCTGAGGCTCGTACAGGTATTATCGGTAAGAGTATAGAAGTCCGTGTTGGATTTTTCAACAGTCTTGGTGTCCCTTTGCTAGACGTGAATGACACAGTTCCTGTTTACAAAGGTTATGTAGATTCTCCACAAATCAATAATGACTTTGAATCTAAAACCTTATCAATACAGGGTACTTCTCCTATGTCTGATTTAGACCTTATGAGATCTTTTTATACAACAAGTACAGGTATGGATCAGTTTGATGTAACAGATACGTGCTTTGATAGAATTCACGAAGGCTACGACCTTCAAGTTAGATGGGGTAAAGTGTAATGCCGATTCTTAAACTAATACAAGCAGTAATGACTGTAGCTTCTGTGGCTTACCAAACTAGCCAAGCCAATAAGATGAAGCGAGCGCAGGAGAAACGAAAAGGTTCTGTTTTTGCAGTAAAGAACGATGCTATTTCTCTACCTATCATTTATGGTAAACAAAGAGTAGCGGGTGTTCAATACGACCACAAGGTCTCTTCTGATTACTTCGCTAGTTCCAATACTACAGGTGTTGTTACCTTTAATAATACTATGAATAATACAAGCAACATTGATGGTAGCAAAAACGAGTTCCTTTATTGTTATCAGGCTTTCGCCCAAGGTGGCATCAATGCCATCAATCATGTTGAAGTAAATGGTAAAGCTTTTAATCACGAAGACTACAAACACGGTCTAATTGCCCGTATACACCCTGCTGGCGGTGTTGACACTATGATGACAGCCAACGGGTACTCCTCTACTAACAAGTTTTCTGGTGTATCTTATGCTGCTCTGGTCTTTCGTTTAGACAGAGATGAGAATAACTATGGTGGTGCACCTGACGTAAGTTTCTATGTGGAAGGGCGAAAGGTATATACCATTACACCCGACTTTGAATTAAACACCTCTAAGGTTTATTCAAACAACCCAGCTTATGTGCTTCTTGATTATTTATTAGACCCGATCAGTGGTCGGGGTTTGTCAGTTGATGAAATTGACTTGATGTCTTTCAAACACGCAGCAGATATCTGTAACATTACTGTTATGTCGGGTCAAGATGTTGCAGGGCATGTTAACAACATGTTGCCAATCAGCAATTACCCTTCTCTCGCCAACTTTCCTGATGCGAACGATAAAGGGCTTTCGGACACGTTGTTTAAAGACAACGCGACGGGGCTTTACTATTATTGGAACAAGACAGGTGGTTCGGATGAAGAGCCTACTGGTAACTACGTATTGACTACTGTGCAAAAACGTGCAATTCCCCTTTACGAATGTAACCTAAGCATCGACACAACACAGAATATTAGGGATAATATTGAATCTATTTTGGACACAATGAGCTATGCTGAACTTACTTGGTCAGAGAGAGGGCAGTATAGGCTTCACCTAGATTACCCAGCTAACCAAGAGGGGTTAGAATCCCTTGTTGATGCAAGCCATCACTTTACAGCTGATGACATTTTGCGAGATGGTTTCAACATTAGTTTTCCAACAGCTACTGACCGGTTTAATCAAGCTACAATTACATTCGAGAATGAGCATGAGGACTTTGATACTGATTCTGCAACCTGGCCAACTACTGGGTCTGCCGCACACAACTTGTATCTCACAGAAGACAACCAACAACCTTTGCGTTTCGAAGGTAGTGTAGAAGGCCTCACGGACCCCTACCACGCCATGGCTCGTGCAGAGCAACTCGTGCGGTCTTCCCGCAGTATTATGACTGTAAGTTTCACAGCCTCAAGAAAAGCCTTAACGGTAGAACCTGGAGATATGATTAAAATTACTCTACCTCAGTCTGGTATTGTTGGGGATGTTTTCCGAGTACAAGAGGTCAAAGTTTTAGAAGATTTAAGTGTAGAAATTACAGCTTACTTTTTTGATGTTAATGCCCTTGCTTGGAATGTTTCCGATACTATCGCTTATAAGGATAAACCAAAGTACACGTATCGTATTGGCGCACCCACTAACGTAGTAATTACTCCTAAAATCAGTATTGGGGGGGATGGCACAGCTTATAGTAGTATCCAAGTAACTTGGGATGATATCTCTCAAGCAAATGTTGTTGGCTATGAGTTGCAATGGAAACTTTCTACAGATACCAACTATACTAACAGCTCCACAACCCGAACGACGGAATACTCAATATTAAATACTACCCCAAATACGAGTTATGATATCCGTGTGAGGGGTTATTCTGCGCTTGGCACTTATGGTGTTTGGTCAGGTGTGGGTAATGTGACAGCTATCAAAGATACATCTCCACCAAGTAGCCCGACTTCAATTGTCGGAACTGGTTTCCCAAAAGGAATCCAGTTGAGTTGGGTTAACCCTCCAGAATTAGACTTTTCACATGTGGAGGTCTATGAGTCTGGCACCACTTCATCTGCTTCTTCAATTAAAATTGCAGAAATTGCAGGTTCTGACTATGCAAGAAATAACTTGGGCTGGGGTGTTACGAGATACTACTGGTTAAAAGCAGTGGATAACAGTGGTAACAAGTCAGCGTTTTCTTCTATGGCTACTGCAAGCTCTGCTTGGATAGATGACCCCGCTTTTGAGGATGGCATTTATAGCTTATTTACAGACCAAGGCCTTTATGCGATTAGAGATGTAACAAGCCTTCCAACAGTAGGCGCTTTTGTTGGTGAAAAGATTTTTAACAGGGCAGATGGTCTTCTTTATGAATGGGATGGCTCAACTTGGAACGGGTTAGGTGTTACGAATTTTAGCGAATTAGAGGGTCTATTACAAACAAATCAGATTGCCCTTGATGCAATTACTAATGACCTTTTAGCTAACGATGCTGTACAAGCTGAGAATGTTGCTAACCTAGCTATTACCGAAGGTAAGGTCGCTGCGAATGCTATTACCACCTCTAAAATATCTGATCTAGCAATATCTGCGGGCAAGATTGCAGATGGCGCTGCAACAGAAGCCAAAATTGCAACAAACGCAATTACTGGAACAAAAATTAGTGACGGTGCGATCTCAACGCCAAAAATATTAGCAGGTGCAATAACTGCAGGAACTATTGGGGCTAACGCAGTAACTGCGGGTAAAATCAATGCAGGTGCTGTTACAGCTGGAACTATCGCAGCAGGTGCTGTTACAGCTGGGACGATTGCGGCTAACGCTGTCACAGCAAATGAGATAGCTGCTGATTCGATTACAAGTGCAAAGATTTCAGCGGGGGCGGTGACAGCTACTGAAATAGCAGCTAATGCGATCATCGCAGGGAAGATTGCTGCAAATGCCGTTACTGCAAATACCATCGCCGCTGATTCGATTACAAGTGCAAAGATTGCAGCGGGGGCGGTGACAGCTACTGAGATAGCTGCCAATACAATTACTGGCAACAAGATCTTTGCTAACACAATTACTGGAGGATTGTTGGCGACAAGCGGCATTATCACATCCAGCGCCCAGATCGGCAATGCGCTGATAACTAACGCCAAGATTGGCAACTTGGCGGTGTCAACGCTTAAAATCCAAGATCAGGCTGTGACGTTCCCTACTGCGGCACAATACGTTGGTATCAAATACACCACACTAAACGCATCGACCTTTAATACGCTTGTAACTCATACGCATAACAGAACAGCGGGTGTTCTCGCAAACATACAGGCCTCTGGAATGATGGGCCATTGCGAGTCTAACTACACTGTCAACTCTTCAAGAAATGTATTATACAATGCGGTTTTGACGGTTCAGCCGCCTGGTCAACCAGAAGCAATTTTATTTGCGTTTACTAATCTGCGGGTCATGAACTTTAACAATATTGGGTTGCTAATGCCTATACTTTCCACAGCAGCTTATACTGGGACTTATACTTATCGCTTCAAGGTTCAGTATGCCTCTGGAAGCGCATATTATTTGGTAACTGGAACACCTACTATAACAGTGACGGAGTTGAAGAAATGAGCGACTATATCACTTACGATGACATTGGTTGCATACATTATAAATTTAGCAATGTTTCTCTCGAACAGGCGGAAGCTAACACGCCATCAGGACAGTTTCTGCTGGAAATAGTGAGCGATTTAGCATTTACGCAAGAAACGCATTTTGTCCTATCAAAGAATGTGGGTTTAAGGCCAGAAAAATTACTATGGCCTTCAGAAGTAGCCGTTCCATGGTCTATACCGATTTCGGAATTGGCGCAAGGTTCTACTGTCGTAGTTTCTCGTGAGTTTGGTTCTGATATCGAGATAACCGATTTAACTGAAGAATGTATTATTGAGGACGCTGGCGTTTACACCTTGTTCGTCCAGCAACCGTTTCCGCATCACAATATTACACATAACGTAACCATAACTGGGGTTTCTTCATGAGGATTATCAAACAAGACCAAGAATTGATGTTGATGGCAAAAGGCACATCTGCTCGACAGAAACGCAGTACACTGCTCGCAGCATCAGACTGGACACAGGTCGCAGATGCACCTGTCGATCAGGTAGCTTGGGCGGCTTACCGTCAAGAACTAAGAGATATTACAAGTCAAGAAGCCTTTCCCTTTGAAGTAACTTGGCCTGTGGCTCCCACATAAACACAAAGGTGCCCCTTAACGGGGGCATCTTTAACCTACCTTTAAAAGGAGATTACTCTATGAGTTATCAACTAAGTCAAAGAAGTTTAAATAAGCTAGACGGAGTTCACCCTGAGCTTGTTAAAGTAGTAAAAAAGGCCATTACACTAACTAAAGTTGATTTTGGTGTAACACAAGGTCTTCGTACCCTTGAACAACAAAAGGCTCTGCTAAAAAGCGGAGCAACTCAAACAATGAACTCTAAGCACTTAACAGGCCACGCTGTCGATCTTGTTGCCTATATTGGTAGTGATGTTTCTTGGCAGCTTAACGTCTATGACGATCTTGCTGATGCGATGAAAGAGGCCGCTATAGAGCTTAAGGTACCTGTTCGTTGGGGTGCCGCTTGGACTGTACCTGATATTCGTTTATGGAAGGGCACTATGGAAGAGGCTATGATGTCTTACGTAGACACTCGCAGAGCCCAAGGTAAACGACCCTTTATCGATGGCCCTCACTTTGAGCTAATATGATGTTTACACCAGAGTGGCTCAACAGGTGGCGCATCTGGCCAAGACTTATAATAACTCTTTATGGTATGGTTTTCTACCGTACTACAGAGTGGTTCATGGCCTTGGCAGACCCTACTAACGCACAAGCAGGGTTTGTTTCTGTAATTGTCGGCGCTGGCGCTGGCTTCTTTGGGATTTATGTAAATGGAAAAGTTACGGAAACTAACAATAACAATCATCTTGACGATGGTTCTCGCTAGCTGCAGTGGGCTAAGTCCGCTTAGTCTACTCTCTGGCAAAGGCACTAATGTTGCCGCCAACACACAAGTTGGTAAAGAGAACACTCAAAATGTTGGTGTAAACACAACCTTTAGACCTCAAGCAAGCACATCAGGCCCCGTAGAGAAAATTGACCAGTCAAACAACACAAGTAGAGTTAATACCGAAAGTGTAGATACTATAATTGTCAATGAGATTCCTACGTGGATGATCCTTGCTTTTGGTTTACTGTGTGGTTTTTTGATCCCTTCACCTAGAGAGATCTTTCGCAGTCTTTACCATGCAGTTAAGCAAATTACGGGCAGGAAATAATACCTGACGTTTAAGAATAAGAGACAGACAAACTCTCAAGTTTTCTGACAGTCTCTTTGGGGAGGGGTTTAAGTATCCCTCCCTCACTAATACCTGACGTTTAAGAATAACCCGCCAGGGTTCCCACCCTATACTATACTTTAAGTATATACTTTAAGGTATACTTTAACTATACTATTCTAAGGAGTCGTTATGATGGCTAAAGATTCAAGACTAACTAAGGTTGGTGTATCTGGTTTTAATAAGCCTAAACGTACTCCAAATCACCCCACTAAGTCTCATGTTGTTGTTGCTAAGTCTGGTGATACTATTAAAACAATTCGGTTTGGTTCTCAAGGTGCTAAAGGCTCTCCTAAAAAAGAAGGCGAGTCTGAGGCTGATCGTAAAAGACGTTTAGCTTGGAAAGCCCGCCATCAAAAAAATATTGACAAGGGCCCAATGTCTGCTGCTTTCTGGGCGAATAAAGTCAAATGGTAAAGGAACTATAAATGTCACAAATAACTAAACCGACAAAGGCTATTAAGAAGTCAGTTGCGGATCCAAGCGATAGCTATCACTCTCTAAAGCCCTTGTGGAAAAAGTCCAGAGCGGTACTTCAAGGCCAGTCTAACGTAAAAGCCCACGATGAGTATATCGAGAGAAACTACACTAACTTGTTGATTCCTTTTTCTCCAAGCATGAGCCAGTCTCAGTATGACTTCTACAAGTCAGAAGCAGAGCTTCCTGGTCTAACTGCTCAATACTGTAAAGTCCTTATTAGTGCTTTGCTTCGTAAAGAGTCTCAGCTGGAACTCCCAGAAGAACTCCCAGAGGATGCTTACTACTGGCTAAAAGATAACTTTACCTTAGATGGTAGATCCCTCTTTAACTTTTTGGACAATGCTCTTTGGGAAGAACTTCAGACATCTAGAGCTTGGGCTTACGTAGACTACCCTGATATTGGCGAAGAAGAATATGACAACATGTCTCCTGAAGAAAGGGATACAATTCGTCCTTACCCTGTTTTGCTTGAGGCAGAGACTGTTATTAACGTTCAAACAATTGTCCACCCTATTACACGACAGAAAACTCTTGGCAGACTCGTTACACGTTATTTAACCACTCGTTATGAGGATAACAACCCCTGGCACGCTAACTATGTTGACACTGTTTGTGATCACTACCTTGACGAAAGTGGTAAGTTAGTTATTGATTACTATGAGCATGCTGATACGAATAATGAGCTTAAGGTTCTAAACGGGGATGTTAAGCAAGAATACGTTGATTATGCAGCTTCTGCGGAGTTTAAAAAGGTTAAGACAGTTTACCCGACTATCTTTGGTACAAGAATTGACAGAATTCCAGCCTGGCCACTTAACGGTCAAATTGAACCTGTTGAACCTGTACTTATGCCACTTATTGACAGGGAGGTGTCTCT